TCTCCACCTACATAAATATCTAATATATCTGCACCTGCTTCAGCTATATAAGTTTCAGTTCCACCATCAAGGTATAGTTTTTTAGTAGCATCCAAAATAACATCACCTGTAGTAATTAAATCACCATCAGTTTCAAGTGTCAGCTTAGTTGCAGCTCCTACTATAACATTCCCTACATCAAACTTCAATTCATCAGATTCAGAGGCATCATTTCCTATTGTCCATTTAGGGGTAGAGCCATCATAGAAAAGTATCTTTGAATCATTACCTGTTACAGGTAAAAGTGCTAATGTTGCCTCATTATCATCATCATCTCCATCTCCTGTATAAGTAATTCCATAAACTGCCAATGCTGTTGCAGTAACAGCAACCTGACCAGGCACAGCAGTTGAGAGAATCTGAGTGCCATCTGTCATATTTATAACACCTGTACCACCTTCAACATTCATCTCACCCTTTATTGTAACATCATTGTTAAAAATTGCATTTGAGTTTATTCTTATTTTATCAGTAGCTAATTCAATGTTAGTAGATTCTCCATCTATCTTTAATGGTTTTAAATTGGTATCTAATTGATTATCTATCTTCAGCTCTTTACCCATTTTTTTTACCCCTTAAACACATTCCATAATCTAAAGCTTCTAACTGCTTTATCCTATCTTCTAGATCAGCCTGATTTACTTTCATCTTTTTATTTTCCTTCTCAAGCTTTTTGACCTTAATGTCAAGCTCGTTAGGCTCCTTGACATATTTCATTATATCAAAGAGCTTAAACTGTTTAGATAATAATTCTATTATTTTATTTATAACGAGCTTCTGGAGCATTAATTGTCTGACCTAAGTCCTTTAATCAGTCCTTTTACAGCCGAACCAAATATATTGTCAATCAAATCAACAAAATAAGGCTCTATAGTTTTATTCCAAATCTTTCTTGTTGGTTTCCATTTAGTAAGACCTGCTGTCATAACAGTCCCCATCTTGCAAAACAACCCTTCTACAACACTACATATTTTTTCATTAGGTATCTTCTTTAATACAAACATAACAGCTCCACCACTTCCTAATCCTAAACTTAATCCTAACCAATCCATATTATTCTCCTTTTAATTCTTTAATTTTATTTTCTAATCGTTTAACTTTTCCACGAAGGCTTCTATTATTGTTCTCAAGCCTTCTTATCTTCAAACCAAACCCAGCAATCTTTACATCAACTTGTTGCTTTAAAGTAAGAATCATTTTTCTTTCTTTAATGCTAAGCATCGTCTTGCCCTTCCCACTTACTTAAATCTAGCATTTGCAAAGGACTTTCAATGACGTGCTCTTTTAGTTTGTCATTTTGAATCTGTATCTTTGTTCCGCCCTTAACAAAAGGCTTCCCATTAGCAGTTCCAATGTCGTATGCAAAGAATGTGGTTTTCCATAAGCCAACTCTAATAACTCTTGCGGGGCGACCATCTAGTATAACTACATCATCGGTATTTAAGTCTTTACCTATAAAGACCTTCAAGCCCTCAACAACAGTTTCTATCGTTGACTTAAATAATAAAAGAGCAATTCCAGATACAAATAGCCATAACCAGTTTCCTAGAAAACTTTCCGCTTGATTCTGTAATTGTTCTTCGTTCATCCATTCTTCAATAACTTATAAATTTTTACACATATATATATAAAAGTAGCTACCCCTACTAAAACCCTAACCGCAATCGGCAACCACTCCATCCAAGTAACAACTATACCCCCCGCACCCGCTGTTACTGTTCTCAAACTATCTATCATAAATACTCCCCGAAAATATTGGAAGCGTAGTGCAAGATCGTTCTTGCATATAGTATGGAGAGGCAAAAATCGAGGATGTACTATACGACCACCTTGAATATGGTTTCGCTTTTTTTGCTTTTCTTCGCTGATTTTGCATTATACGCCTCCAAAGTTTTATCAATTTCATAACCATTACAATCTACATTCTGCAAGTCTATTTTAATACCATCTCGATTTCCATTGTCATAAAATATATAACAATTCTGACTTGCCCTTCCACCAAGATTTAAAGCTTTTTCAGAGTAATCATTTGCACCCACCATACTTGATGACCTTCCAAATGAATCTCCTACTCTAGCCGAATGAACGTGCCCAAATATAACATAGTCTATCTTGATGCCTTTCATTGAGTATCTACCGCATATCTGATTAATAGACTTCTCTACTCCAGCACTAATTCCTCCATGCCCGTGCAACATTAAGAGGTTTTGCCCAGCAACATTGATAACTATCTCAGATGGGTCTCCATCTATAAAATGCACCTCAGAATCTTTAAAGAGGTATCTTAGGCAGTTAAAAATAGTATAATCATAGTTATCTGTTGCTACAGAGTTTGACCAACCTACCTCTTTATTGGCACGCCCTTCATTCCCTACTACATTTGCGACACTTACATTAAAGCGTTTATTTAGGTCTAACATAACTTGTTGCATTATATCAACTGCTAAAAAGGTTGCTTTAGCCCTATTTGAAGCCTGATTTAGTAATTCATCCAGCCTTCGGTCACTATTCATTAGGTCTCCAGTTAAAGCTACCACAACTTGGCTAACCTTGTTTGTAACAAAGTACGCTGATGCCTTCTCTACGAAGTATTGGCATCGTTGTGATGCGACTTTAAAATCGTAACGATTATTCTGGAGTTCCACTAACTCATTAAAGTGAACGTCACTAAATTGGATGACCCCAACCGCCCTTTTACTAATCTTATGGCTCTTAGTCGCCTTGTGTAGTTTATGTTTTTCAAAAAGCTTTTTTAATTCTTCGCTGTATGCTTCTACAGCATTTTCAATTCTTGCGTGTTCCCTAAAGCCCTTTCTTTCTATTCTATTTACATCTTGGGCTCTTTGTTTCTCTTTACGGTATTTTACATTCTCTCTAAGAAGCTCTAAGTCTTCTATAGGTCTTTGTGTTTTTCTACCGCAACCAGAACACTTATATCTCTGTTTTCCGCTATCCCAACCACATTTAGTCAGGGTTGCGTTGTAGCAAACAGGACAAGCTAACCCCTTGTTTAAGTATTCATCAGATGACATAAATTAATATTTGACAGAAGATATAAGCAACTAAAGAGATTTAATAATCTCAGATAGTTCATTTGCTCTGTTAGGCGTTTGCCTAGCCCACTTCGAGTCTAACATTTCCTCAGAGGCTTTTTCCCACTCGTGCTCTTCAAATAATGCTATAGTCTTTTTGAATTTGCAGAACCCTGAGAAGCCTAATTGATATGCCATATTTAGCATAACATTTCTCACTTCTATAGGAGCTGTCGCAAACCAATCAAACTTCTTTTCAAATCTTTCTTCTAATACTTCTAATTTTTCTTTAAGGATCAAGTCACATACATCTTCAGATAACTCTAAATCCTTAATAGCAAAGCCGACACCTATCGTATCTACACCTGCTGTGCATTTATATACTTTAGACTTATAACCTTCATGAATCTTTAGTTGTTCAATAATGTCTTTCATAATATTATACTGCTCAGTCCAATATTGGTATTGGTCACTCACTAGCCTCTGTCCAAGTGGACTTTGCTAATTCTGTTAATATTTCACTATGAGTATAAGCAGTCATACCATCAAAGCAACTAGGAGTATCTCCATCCCATTTTAGTATGGCTTTACTTCCATCTAATGTTTTTCTTAGTGTGTCTATACTTGATTGACTAGCATTAACTATCATTTCATCTGTTATAGCAGAAACATTAACTATTACCCATTTTCTATTACTATAATCCATTATGGTGTATCTCCCTCAAAATCATTAGCTTCCATATTTATCATAACACCTGGCTCTCCTGTAACTTCATACATTTCTACATTGTCTAAAGTTAAATCAACATCAACATTGGATACATTTCTATAAAATGCAATATATGTTCCTTGTGCTACAAAATACAAGGTATGAGTGCCTGTGTCTAAAGCTGTTGTATATTGTATATTTCCATTATAAAACTTTAAGTGTCCACTTGTTCCACCTGCTAAATTTATAGTAAATATTATTTTATAGGCTTTCCCTGCTGTTGTTACACTATCTTGTTTAAGACCTAAGGCATCAGTTGATATTGCATCATCATATAAAAATCTTGCTGTACCTGAAGAATAAGTAACATTGTTATCCCCTGAAGCTGAAAGAATAGTCCACCCTGACAAATCACTTGCAAAAGTACCATTTGTTATAAGATTTGTAGATGTTATTTTTGAAGGTATTGCCATATTGGAAATCAACCCTTGTGTGTTATTATCAGATGTAGAATTATATGTATCTAATGTTCCATCTCCCATTCTCCACCAACCTTTTAGATTCCCTGATACAATACCTTCTTTATGGTTATAAGGCTCTCTACCATTGTATATTGTGGCAACTTGAGATGCTGTTAATGCTGTGTCATAATAAGCTA